AGCCACTTAACTGAAATTCCAATCTAGCCCCTATTGCCTTCTCCCCAACTAATAGATTTTCATCTATTAGAAAACAGAAGACAACCTTATTATACTTGAAAGTATAACTTAGGCTAAGAATGTAATAACAGCAGGTCCTATAAAGGAAATGCTGGAAACTACCGACTTAGAAAGTCCTGTTTTAACGGAGGAGGGTGAGTCTTGTTCATTATTCCGAAGAATAATTAACTCTCTCAATTTTTCCATATTAGCGAACTAATAGGCGAGTCTTCTCGATCAGTGTAGACATATCTACAAGGCCGAGTCTCTCTATTTTACCACATCCCGCGTTACAAGTACCGCGATCAGATCCAATCTGATTTATCATTTAAAAATATTTTTCTCTCCAAAATCAAAAGATATGGAAGGTTTTTTATTTCTACGATCAAAATCAAATTGAGGTTTGAAACCCGGAGCGTTGTCAAAAGTGATCGAACTATCATAGTATTGATCATCGAATTTTACAAAGTCAGATTCAACTTTATATTTAGGATTATGAATATCCTTTATAAAGTCTAGGATTTTAAGAGGATTGTCAATGACATCCTTATTAGCATCCTTCTGATCTCTATAAAACTCAAGAGTTTTTACTAGATTGTTCAGAACATCAAGATGACGTAACAAGGTATCTAACTTTAAATCTATAAACCCTTGTGAATTATAATAATTAGTATTATTATTAAATTCATTAAGATATTGTAGTTTATAAGTCATAACCTTGAATGTGTAACCCTTTCCTAAGGATAGATCGATATCCAAACCTTGATTTAAAAGTCTAAGGCTCGGAATAGACTTACCTTTTTCGACAAAAAAGATATCAGCGAAAGGACTTATATACATATATTCCTTTTCGCTCAAGTCTTCAAGTCCACTAAGGGTCTTAACGATTTCCATCCTGTTATAAATTAAATTTAACCCATCTATCTTCTTAACAATATTGTTAATACGATGGAGAAGGATATTTTTAAATATAACTGAGTTAGTCACTGCAAAGAATCTATCTTTCTGAGGTAGTAAATTTTTATTTACTGTCCCAGTAGAAAAGTATCCTCTTACTACTCTAGAAATAGGTCCCGGTTTCATTCAGTTGATATTTCGACCGAAGAAACTTAAAGGCTTATCTCTTTGAGTAATAAGTGCTAAAACTGACTCTATAGGAATAACTCTGTTCTGATATAGTTGTGTTAAGAATCCAATCATTGGATAGATAGAATCGATAGGGCGGTTTACCCTACGTCTATTCCCAATGGTTAGAAGCTTAAACATATCTTTACCTCACTTATTCCGAATTAATCTTGTGGTTATTGCTAATCTTCCAAAGAAATTATTAGAACTAATAATTTCCTTAAACGGAAGAGCAGAAACATCCACTCCATTAATCGAAGTACGTTTGGCAAATTCTAGAACGGGACGTC